CCCTAGGGTAGCCCACAGAAGTCTCTCAACTCATACGATTATCTTGAGTGAAAGAGATCCCCTTAACAGGAGCGAAAGAATGGCACCACGAAATCGATCTTATGCCGTGTTAACCCATAAAGGGTTAACGCAACGTTTCGGCACGATCGAGTATGGTCATAACGGCTTGATAGAGGAATCGTCTGGTTGTTCGGATCATACCGGACAAGGAGACAATGACCCTTTTCATGTCAATTATGGACATATTCATGGTGGAAGGCTCAGTCGATTGATCTGGGATTACTGGATCGCTCGATTCGATGATTACAGGGCTGACGCCCTGGATTCCATCGATTACTGGCCTCATCTCACTCTTCCATCTGACATACCCTCTAATGTGGCTGCTGCAACTTCGGCAGCTGCGCGGACGAATCCGTCACGTCCTTATGTGGACGTTCCGGTTGCGTTATTAGAGCTCGGTGACGTGGTCCACCTCATTCGTGATGTGGGCCGGTCTGCAATAAAACGTATTGCAGATACTAATATCAAATACCAATTTGGGATTGCTCCCATGGTAGGTGATTTAGTTAAACTCCTTCATTTTCAAGACCAGCTCGAAAGGCGGGTCAAGATTTTGAAGGGTTTCGTAACCAATGGTGGTATGAAGAAGACAGTAGACATCGGATTTTGGAGTAGCACTGCGACACAGTATTCTGTGTTTCAGTCGTACAACTCGTTTATAAGCGGGATGTATCAAGCTACAACAAGAGTAGGAATTCGAGCACATTGTAGGTGGTTACCTACAGGTGGGTTCGCAGACCTATCTTCTGCCGAGTCTATGCGTGCATTAGCAAGAAAGGCCGTTTTAGGCCTCACGGTTGATAACTCCACTTTATGGGAGCTTCTCCCGTGGTCTTGGCTAATTGACTGGGCTTCTAACGTAGGGCAATACTTTTCTGCCACACGTAACGTTGTTCCAGCCACGTTAGAATCAGTTCGTATTCTAACGCACACGAAGACAGTGTACGAAGGCGGTCCTTACTATGGCGGAGATGGGCTCTCTATGAGCTCCTTCAACGTCAAACGTGAGGAAAAGCGTCGTGCATCGTCTTTTGTTGCCCCTGTTGCCCAATTCCCATTCTTAGATGGGAGACAAGTGGGTATACTTGGTTCCTTGGCCGTGCTGAGGGCGTAGTATTGCCCTTAACGGCCATCGAGCCAAGTAAGAAGGAGTAGAAGTCATGTTCGCAGATCCTGCGGTAGTCACCATCAATGCGGTGGCCAAGAATCTCGTCCGTGTCAATCAGGACCAGTACTCGAGTGAGTACCGGCTCCGTTCGGCAACGGAAGAGCACAGGCTGTTCATCAGGAATTCGACCTATCTCGACAAGAAGCGCGGCGTGTCCATTGACCGCCATAACTTCGAGTTGACCTGGACCGTATTCCCGGTGGCGCCGGCAACGCTTTCCACTGTTAGGAAAACGTACGCAGTCGTCGAGAATCAGGTGGGTGATACCCTAACTGATCCCATGAAGACTGCGGCCGGATTGTTTGCATTCCTTACGGAGGCAAACATCACCAAGTCGATGAACTCCGAGAGCTAAGAAACTCGGAGGAACTTCTGCATTCTGTGGCTTGAATAGTTACCTCCGTTAAAGGAGCTACTATGCAAAGTCAAGTGAATGCTCTACTCCACGTCTGGTCTGGACTCCGTAAGGATGTCCAGACCGCGTACCCTGCCTTGTTGGGCTTGGATCTCGATCAAGAGAGACTTGCCCTTCAGTGTAGAACACGAGATCTAACAGTTTTTACGTTAGACCTCCCGAATCTCGATTCCCTATTACTTCAGGGTTTAGAGACCGGACGTCTTCAGCTCTCAGGCCCGCTTTCTCGGCGGGTATCGAAGAGAGTCAAGGTGCCGAGATTTCTCTCGGGACTTTGGTTACGCGTGTTCGATACTAATGGCTGCTTAAAGCAGGATGTCGATGTCAATGCTTTGTTCTTTCTCAGACAAATGACTCGTCTGGGGAAGAATATCAAAGTTGAGTGTTCCTCAGGCCGCATCGCTGCGGCTCTGGAGAACTATCATGGCATCGAAAGAGGACTACGAGCCCCCACACTCAAGTGGGATTCCGATATCCTCGAATGTGAATACCGACGTGGCTTCGCTCTCGATCTTAGTGAGTGCGGGCCTAGTCATCTTCAAGGAGACTCTCTCTTTCCTGAAACGCCGCAAGGCGCGAAAGGTTTTGAGACGATCCAAGAAGAAGGTACCACAAGACTCCTAGATCAAGTCCAGCAAGTTGCTGATTTGATCATCGGCTCCTTTGACGTTTTTGATCCTGTATTCTTTTCAGAAATGCAGGAGATGAACGGGAAAGGGGTTGGCTTTAAGCATGGACCTGGCGCTGTGGCAGAAAAGTTGAAGAACCACGAGAAATTTAGGTTCCTTAACTGGCCTGCTAAGTTGCAGTCTTTCTTTCCTTTTGAACAATGCGGTAGAACCGCAGGGTCACTTGAGGAAAGGCCAATTAATCACGAGTTGGCTAGTCGACTGATGCATGTACCTAAGACCGCTAAAGGTCCTAGGCTTATTGCCGCCGAGCCCACCGCACATATGTGGTGTCAGCAGGCGTCATGGGCGTTTCTTGAAGAACAGCTTGTCCACGGTGATTTTAGTGGATTTGTTGACTTCAGGAAACAGTCATCATCAGCAGACTTGGTTCTGCAATCTTCCTTGGATAGGAAGTTGGCTACGGTTGATTTGTCCGATGCCAGCGACCGACTTTCTTGTTGGACCGTGGAGCGTATATTTCGGAGTAATTCCTCCGTTCTAAAAGCTCTGCACGCCGCAAGAACGCGACTCCTCCGTGACGATGTGTCACAGGAAAAGAGCTTCTTGAAACTCAAGAAGTTTGCCGCGCAAGGTACAGCTACGACGTTTCCAGTTCAATCAATTGTCTTTTTGTGTGCCGCAATCGGGGCTTGCCTCGATGGCGATATCACTCGACAAAAGATACTGGCACTTCGTGGCCAAGTCCGTGTGTATGGGGATGATATCATTCTCCCCACTCACGGGTATGTACGACTAAGGTGCATATTGGATGCCCTTCAGTTGAAAGTGAATGTGGCTAAAAGCTACTATCACGGACACTTTAGGGAATCCTGTGGTATGGACGGTTATAGGGGTTACGATGTAACTCCATCCAGTCCAGAAACCTTCGTCGTAGACGGTCCGGCATCCAGCCAGGCTGTAGTAGACACTACCAACAATCTCTTTAGTAAAGGATTATGGAATGCCTCAGACAGCTGTAGATCCCTCCTTCCTCTTCGTTTACAACGAAGACTCCGGATTGTGGGAAGAATGGATGCTGGATTCGACGGTCTCACCTCATTTTCTGGAAGCGATGAATCTCATCTTGATAAAAGATGGAATCCGCGCTTACATAGGAATGAGGTCCGGGTTTGGCAGTTTTATATGCCAAACTCAAAACGAGATCGTCAAGGGTTCTCAGCTTTCCTGGATTTCGTATCCAGGAAGCACAATCATGAGCATGCTCGGATTGTGTCAGAGTATGCTGAGACCCGGAAGGCGAGAGATCGCCTTTCATGGGAGCCCCTTAACACTGATTCTCGGAATACTACTGGGAATGCCTTCGGCGGAACACGAGAGATTTCAATCTCTCGTGGGTCCAGAGGGGATGTTGGTGTCTTGGTTTTTAATACCAGACCCCAACGCCCCTCCCGTTAAGCATTCTCTTGTGGTATATCCACATGAGATTCAGGAGGCTCTAACCTACCTCGAGGATTAACTGCCCTCGTAGTAGGGCTTAACAATGGAGAATACCATGGCTAAGCGTCATAATAATCAACAACCGCTTGACACGATTGTGACACTGCGGAACATCAAGGACCTTATTCGAATGAACCCTGATTGGGTTTCTTCGACGGCCCTCATGGGTATCCTCGCCTTAAATAGCGTGGGTCTCATGAAGATGACTCGCCGTGCCAAAATTTTGGCAATGTCGGAAAGTGACTATTACGATTAAACCTCCTTCCCGTGAGGGAAGTTGTTAAGGG